ATTCTTCCATTTTGGCTATCACCAATGGACGAGTTTTTGTGGTTGTTGAAAAACCAGGCACCATATTTCTATCTTGTGCTCTGTATTTATTGTTTATCTGATGTTCAACATCAACCACTTGTAAATCTTTTGATTGATAAAATAAATTCTTATACCCTCTATCAATAATGGTTTGAATTGTAGCCCAACCAATGTTGTTGTTCTCAACTACTAATAACGCATCATTGTATTTCGTTGCAACTTCAATTAAAAAGTTTCCATAATCCGTTGTTGACAATTGTCCTTTATATTCTGCAACTTGTTCCATATCTTCAACTTCAAATACTTGACAAGCTGAGAAATCCGTTCCATCACCACGAGCCACATCTGCAACCACTATATATTCTTTTGTATAATCAGGTTGTCTAAATACCCACATACCTCTATCTATTCCTAATTCTTCAATTGGTGCTTCAGTTAATTCATCTTTATACCATTGTAGAATCTGTGGGTCTACTACTGATTGTCCACTTGATAAGAAATCTGTATCACACTCTTGAGCTGCTTGTGAAGGACCTAAAATTTTATCTTGTTCTTTTCTCCATTTTTCTGTTCTATCAGGATGGTCTGTCCAATGTAATCTAATTGTGTTAAATTCATTCGTACCCTCTTCAGCACCCATCCATTGTTTATGAAACCAATTACCCACACCATTAGGTGTTGATAAAGCAATACATCCACCACCAGTAGCTAATGTTTGTTGAGCAGCTGTCCATATGGTATCAATTCTATCAATGAACGCCGCCTCATCAATTATCAATAATGATAATGCTTCTGAACGACCAGCTGATTCATTTGAAGCAATTGCTTTTATTTGTGAACCATTTTTAAATCTTAATGATAATTTATTTATTTCTTCCGTTCCAGTCTTCAACCATTGAGGTAAATTTTCATACATAACTCTTACCTTTGTAACAAGGTTTTTAGCCGTATCTTTACCTGTAGCAATTACAAGAATATTTTTATCATTATGAAATAACATCATCCATAAAGCGTATCCAGCAGAAAGAGTTGATATACCTAATTGACGAGCTTTTAGAATTATGTTGTAACGATTGTCTTTAAACTCTGTTAAACATTTTTCTTGAAATGGATATAAATCAAACTTCACCTTACCTTTTGTAGGATGTTGAATCGTACAATACTTTCTCATAAAATGTACAGGATCTTGTACACATTTCAAGTATTCTCTTTGTATCGCTTGTTTTAAGTCTTTACTCATTTTAGTCCAATTGTCCTGCTAAATATACAGTGCCAGATGTAAAGAAGACACCACCAAAAAACCAAAGATATTTGTTTTCATACCATTTTGGTTTTATGGTTTTAATCATATCATCTTTTATTTTAATTTGTCGTTCACAAAGTCTTACTGATTCTTCATAATTCATATTAAGTTTATCATAATCTTTAATTTGACTTTCTAAATTCAAATAAGCACTTTCACAAGTTTCTCTTTTAAATTGAAGTTCTTTAATATTATTGAACATATTTTGAACCTCTTCCTCTGAAAAACAAGTTCCTTCACAAGGAACTACATTTGGGTCTATTTCCTCTGAAAAACTAAATGAACACATTAATAATATTAATAATAATCTATACATTAGTAACTTCCCCCACCACCGGAGCCTCCACCCATAGTTCCTCTTCTACCCATACCACCAGTTCTTTGATTAGTGGCTCTTGTGGCCGTTCTTGTTCGTGATGGTGTGGCCTGTCTTCTTGTGTTTGAAATCCTTCCACTTTGTCTTCTAGTGAACACATCTTGCTCATTACCATCCATCGTGTGTTGAGTCATAAAATTATTTCTTCTAACTCCAGCAGTGTTAAGTGGTGGCACGGTATGATGGTGTAATTGAGTATTTGGTGGAACTTGTCTACCATCACTATAATAATAAACACCTTGTCCAAATCTTGAATTGTCACCAACTACAAATGCAGTCACAATATCTGTTTCCGTAGAAGTAATCACACTTTCTGTTGTAGGCGCTGGACCAGTTGCAACTAATCTTTGTGAGTCACCTTCAAGTGTACCACCTCTGGTTGTAAAAAAATCTGTTCCAATTTTAACGACTTTACCATCATAAGGTACATTACTTCCAGCTATTTTATATGGAGCGTTAATAGAAGGACTATTATGTCCTGGTTCGTGTGGCATTATTTTTTCTCCTTGCTAAAGTTTTTTAAGAAATCCGAAGCTTCTTTATTGGAAACTTTTTTTTTCTTATATTTTTTCTTTTTAATATCATTAAGAGCTTTTTTCTTACTAGCTAAACTCTTTTTAATTGCTTTTTGTGATTTCTTTTTGTCCTTCAATAAATCTTTAACTTTTTTAGATTCTTTTTTCAAACCTTTAAGTTTTTCATCTTTTCTACCTGCACTTCGACCTGATAGAAAGGCAAAAAGAACTCCACCACATAAAACAAAAAATCCTATTATGTATTTTTTTATTTTACTAAACATATTATTTACCAAATGGTAATTTTTCCCATATTGGTTTTAAGACTGTATCAAAAATAATATCGTCTTTTTTACTTGGTGATAATTTTACGATTTTTTCTAATGTGTAAAATCCTAACATTATCCATTCCCAATTTGCTAATACCCAATCCATAGTTTTTCTCCTATACTAATTTATTAGTTACTTTGTTTAATTGTAAATCAACCTCTCCATTTGCTAAAGCATTTGCTACTGTTTCATCAAATGGGTTTTGTTCTCTTTGTTTTGATATTTCTTCTACCCATTGAATCATATCTTTTTCAATAGCTTCCATATTTATTAAATCTTTTCTTCTTCTATAAGCAAACCACCTTATTGGTTTATCAGCTTTTAAATCTATTTCATAATCCATCTGACAATGATAACATCTTCCATCAGCTTTAAATACATCCCTATCCCACGGCTTTGCCATTTTTGGACTACAATTTTTTCCACAATCTTTACATTGGTGATTAAACATACCAACTGCAGGCATACTACCACCTGATTTTACTTGAAATCCCTCTTTCTGTTCCCATTGGTATCCTTCTGAATCAGTCCATTTATCACCAACTTTTCGTATTTCATCAACTGGTGAATATCCAACTTGTGTTTTTCCACCATAAGTTCCATCCAACATAGATTGAACTTTTGCTAAATTTTTACTTTCTTTTTTTGCCATAATACCTCTTAATCTTGTATATATAAATATCTAAAAATAAATTAAACCTGTAATTTGATTGATTGGAGCAAATGCACCTGTGAATTTATATGTCTTTCCTTTGTATTTAAACACCAATCCTTCACTTGGAACGATGGCTTTTGTCCCACCAATCGCATTTAATTTATCCAATTGTTGTTTCAATACTTTTAATTTTTTCACATCACCACCACTTTTTACAACTGATATAGCTTTATCTAATCTTTTCACGATACCTTGAACTGATTTCTTTGGATTAGCTGATATGAACCCTTTTACATTTTTCAATATCTCAGCTCCTACTTCAAAAAACAATTCTTCAAATGGTTTCATATTTTTTTTCACTTGTTGTTTATGATTCGTTTTATCAAAATCTAATATCGCTTGTAAAACATCTTCTCTTTTTGGATTCGCTGACCTGAATCTTTCCATATCTTTTTTTATATCAGATATTGAATATGATTTATCAAAGAAAGCCCATCTTTTAACTAATCCTTGAGTGAGTTTCCCACTTAAATTTCTACTTCCAAATGTTTGATATATTTTATGTTCCCACCACATTTGATGATACAATCCTAATGTATCATTATCTTTTAAACCATATTCAGCTTTTAATTTACTTAATCTTCCTAAAAACTTATCTTTCATTTTACCAAAGTCTTGATGTTTTGGAACATCTAAAAACACAGGTTTACCAATTGAATATTTCTTTTGTATGTTTTGGTTTCTTTGTTCAATCATACCAGCCAATATTCTACCACTACCTGACACCTCACCTTTTACATTACCTTTGTCATCATATTTTAATGCTCCGTGAAATACAAGTGTGGTAACATCATAGTCAATTACATTTGCTGATTTAGGCCACATTACTTCCATATTCATAAAATTATATCCATTGTTGAATATTTTTTCTTTTTGTTTGTCTGATAAAGACTTAATTGCTTTTTCTAAATCTTTCATAGCAAATACAAATGCATTTTTAATCTCACCTCTACCTTTAAACTTACTTATAATACCTTTTGTATCCAATGCAGTCTTTCCGCCATTCTTGATGTGTCCTTTGTTTCTAGCTGCAATAAGTTTTCCGTCTTTCCAACTTATCATAATGTTTTGCCCATCTAATTTTTCTGTAACATTATCTTCACGATTCAATTGTCCACCTAATCCTAATTCAATGATTTTTTTCAAATCACCGAATGTTAATTCTTTGTCGTCAAATGGATGAGCCATATGTCCATAAGCACCACCTTCTGTAAGTAAGTTTTCTTTCCACCAAGCTTCAGAAAATATTACTTTTAAATTACCTTTATTTAACACTTTGTCTTTTTGTAACTTGTCTATTTCTTTTTTTGTAATTTTTAGTGTTGGTTTTGTATCTTTTTTAAATCCTTTTTTGGGAACTGCATAATAAGCTTTTCTTAATCCAAACTTTTTACCAACAACTTCACCTTGTCCACCATATTTTTGTTGTAAATCTTGTTGAGCTTTTTCTTTATCGTATCTTATCTTGATACCTCTTCTCATTAATTTTTGTTTGAATTTTTTTGTTTTTGCAGATACTTCAACTAAAACATCATCCCACCAATCTTTTGTAAATACATTTTCTTCAACTTTAATATTTACTTCTTTTTCTTTCTCTTCTTCTTTTTGTTGTTTAATTGTATCCACAGTATCTTTAGCAATTTGTTTTTTAATATCTCTTTCTTGTTTAGTAAATTTCATTAATTCATAACCAACCTCTTGAGCTTTTGTCCTCATAGCTCTTAACCATTTATCATATCCTTTTCTACCAGTTAGATTTTCTTGATTATTTGGTGTTGTTCCTGTCCCAATTCCAGCTGGTAAATAAGATACAGAATTATGAGGGCCTATTGGCCACCCATCCAACATCTCATAACTATTTGGTGGTAAATCATCTGAATCGTTTTTTAATATATAATTAATTACACTCCAACCAAGTTTTTCAGCTTCTTGATTTCCTCTACCTTTATAGTGGTCTGAGTTTTTAAACATTAAACTTGGGCCTGAATCCACACCTTGAATACCACCTGCATTATTTGTATTTGAAGATTCATCAATTGGATGATATTGGTATTTTTGATTACTATCTAATTTGTTTCTAATTTTTATTAATTTAGCTAAATGTTTTTTTAATTGTTTTTTATCAGGATAACCCATATAGATTTCTTTTACATATCCTTGTTTATAAGGTTCATCAAAATCTGAATCCTTTGGAGCAATATATTTTCTATATCCATCTTTGGTTTTTACTACTTTCTCTTCAATTCCATTTTTAACAATTCTAAACTTTAAAGCTGGTCTTCCATTAATCATTAAATCACCTTTTTCATTAAAATCAATTGATTTAATAACTACTTTTTTGTTTTTGAATCTACCCATCATAATTGTATCACCAACTTTGATTGGTAATTTAAGTTCTTTAAGTTTTTCTTCTGTAGCTAATCTAATCATTTGTGTAACTATTTGTGGATTTGATGTTATGTAATTAATAATTTTTGCTCTATTACCTTTCATTAATTTTTGAGGTATTTTTAATTTTTTTATTAATTTATCAAT